ATTCTGCGCGTACCTAGAATTATGGCTTTGAAGTAATGCAATGAAAGCATCGTCGCACCCCGCGAATAGCTTGTCCTGATTCTGGCTGACTATGTTGAGGAAGAATAGTGCGCCAACCTCTGACTTGATACTGCCCATCTGTTTAAGGGCCGCGTGTTGGTAGGCAATCGCCTTGTCGTAGCACCCCTCGATCTTGGCCTCTGACTCGGCAAGCTGAACTCGGGTGTTCTCGGTCATGCAACCGGATAGCATGGCTACCACTACCAGTATGCCAATCAGCAGTAACCAAGAGATAGGTTCTGCAAACTTATGTGGTGCTGTCTTCATAGCGTCGTCCTCGCTTAGTTAATAAGGCGGCTCCGTTTTTGTTAAACAGGTGAGAGCCAGCACCCGTAGGCGAGGACACGCCTAATCCGCTGAATTCGCCGCGTCCTCATAACTGCCACACGTGGCACATTTATATTGCCTTTGGTTCGTAGTCAAACACCAGTTCTTCAACCTTGCATATGCGTTCACTGTACTTGCCACCCTTGATCTCTACTCGGTAGATCGTGTCAGCCGTACCGACATACACAACACCCTGTACCTCGCAGATGGAATTGATGTCAGCGTTGGAACCGACTGCCTGCTTGAAGTTACCTTTCGCCATCAGTTTTCTCCTTGCCTTTGGTCGCCTCGATTGATTCAGGCGTAGGCTGCGGCCCCTGCGTGAAGCGGTTCTGACGATTCGTGTTCAGTTCGCAATCCATTGCCAAGCCTCGGCAATCATCGCAGATTAGCGTGCAGTCAGAGAATGACTGACGATCCTTCTGCCACAACTGACAGCCATTCAAGACAATGCCGACAATCAGCACCAATACGACTATCGCAATCAGCTTGAGCCAGTCATCCAAGTCTTTCATCAGTACCATTCCTCTATAACGACAATGCCCTGCTTACCGTGCATATTCTGAACCTCGCTAGTACCGTCTGAGCCTGATCCTCCAGAGCCGGGTGCGCCAACTAAAGGCCATGCAGTGGTTGCCTGATAAGAACCACCGCCCCAGAACGAGCAGCCGCAGTCCGGCCCAGTATTACCGTGCGTATATTTACTTTGTCCATTCAGCCCAGCACCGCCACGTACTGACATGATGTCTGACCTGTTGCCATTAGAATCATAACCGCCTTTGCAAGTAAAATTGTTGGCAAATGTCTCTTGACTAGCCCCCTTACCGATCAGTACATCACTACCCATTGTAAAGGTGGAATCACCACCAGCGACATTGCTTGTACCGCTGATGCTGGACTGCTGGCCACCAGCACCCACAACAATGTCAGCGGTAGCTTGGGTAATATCGAAAATACCAATGGCTGTACCACCCGCACCGCCACCTGACCCTGCATGGTTCGCATGCTGGAACCTGCCAGAAGCACCACCACCCGTGACCCATACACGACACCATGCACGTTTGGCTTCAAAGGTGTGCGTAAAAGAACCAGCCGTGTTGTAGCTTGTGACTTTCTTCAGCATCAGAAGAACTCCGTAATCATTACTACGCCACGCTGACCATTAGTAATCTGCCCGCTATAGGTAGCCGATTGTCTTGAACCAACACCACCAGAACCCCATGCGCCAGCGCCAGAGCCACCGTGACCACCCCAGAATGAGCCACCACCACCAGCATTATTAGCAGAACCTTCTGCACATTTTCTGTTACCACCCCCACCGGGTACATTCACATCACCGCCTGATGCCGTGCCGCCAATGCCGGGAGTAGTGCTGCCCCTGCTTCCACCGCCACCGCCACTTAGGCTGATGTTTCCGTCTGATAAGCTGCTTGCACCGCCTGATGCCCCAGAACCACCGCCTGCCCCTACCGTAATAGAAGCGTTACCGACAACTGGCGCGGCGAACTTGATTGCTGTACCGCCACCGCCACCACCATTGTTCGCGTAGTTGGTTCCACCATATCGACCACCAGCGCCGCCACCTGTCACGATGGCTTCATACCAGACGGCTTCTGGATCGAAGATATGGGTATAGTTGCCATGAGAACCGCCGGGGCCACCGTATACAGTCATCTTTGCCTTACGCGTCATGCTGCATACTCCAAGATAATGACAACACCATTACCACCATCACCAGCGCCTTGGCCTGATTGCGCACCCGTTCCACCTGCGCCATAAGGTTGTGCGCCCTGAGTCGTATTGGCAGCAGGCGGCCCCCAAAATGAAGCCGTGTTGCCTGATGTTGTGTCTACGGGTGCAGAATCAAAACGCTGCAATCCGCAGCCACGGATATTCACATCTCCACCGGATGCTTCTGCGCCTTGGGTATGAATCGCCCCGCCCTGCGCAGTGACCAATTCACCGTTGTACGTGGCCGTGGATTCTCCACCGTCAGCACCCGTTGAGTCCGAGTTGGAATCATGTGATGCACCGCCACCACCGACTACGACTGCTACGGTATCAACCCCACTGACCCGTTCCCATGTCTTAAAAGCTGTTGCACCTGAACGACCTGCCCAGCCCGTATAGTTGGCACTGCCTGACCGCGCACCGCCTTCACCACCACCCGTAACGATGACCTCGAATGTCACGGTGGACGGATCAAGGTTATGCGTAGTGCTACTGGTCAATCTTGTGACAATGGGCATAGGGATGGTCTTAATACCCCCACGATTGATTGCCGCTTCAGAACCAAACATATCTACGCATCCGCAAGGTCGCCGTACAGCAACCACTGGTTATTGCCAACATAAGTAATGGAGATGATGCTGTTCGATCCTCGCCATGCTTCTGTTTTTTCATCAGGTACTAGGATGGTTTGGCCGTTAGTGTCATCATCAAAAGTCATGGAAATGCCAGCGGCGTTGGTCGTGTAGAACGAGAACACATAACCCTTTGTGGCCGTGGCATCGCCCGGCAGCGTCATAACCAGACCATCTGCTGTTATCTTCCATAACTGAGGCGACACTTCAGAACGAATCAACTCTTGGTTTGCGCCAATGTTATACGCTGCCCACCTTCCAGCTTGGTCTTGCAGCGTCGTAACGTCAGTATTCAGGGTAGCTATATCACCCTTATTGGTATCGACATCACCCGCCAGCGTGTCGATGGCATCCTGAACATTATTGTCGGTCAGGTAACTGCCGGATGGATCGTAAGACGTTGCACTGGCCGATGCAGAACTGAGAATGGCCAGATCAGCCGCAGTAATCGGGGGTGCGCCCAAGCCAACAATGTCAGGCTTCATGCCTTGATACACGTGAGCAATGCCGTCATAGACGAACTGCAACGACATATTCTCAAGCACTTCCAGTGCCGTGGTAACGATGTCATCCGCGTAAGGATCGCCAGTGAAGTCGAAAGCGTTAATGTCATCTACCACGTTGCCAGTAGAATTCGGAATGGTGCGTGTTACTGCTACCGCGCCACCTGCATTGATGAAGTCTTCAGCAACCTTTGACCAGTGGTAGGCAGAGAACCCAGAAGGATGTACGCCGTCATCCACGGGTACGTTTTTATCTTCCTGCGCCCAGCTATAGGCATTTTCTTCACTGGTCGCTGCATTAGCCTCGCTGGTAGCCGCTGCGGCCTCACTGGCTGCTGCGTTCGCTTCTGATACCGCTGCGTTATTCGCTGCCTGTACCGCCTCATCACGCTTCTGGACAACCGTGGCGAAGTCCATGATCATTTTGATGTCGCCATTGGCCTCATCGGATACCAGATCAGTCGAGGTATGATCCTTGAGGACAACGAACAGGTTTTCCGTGGCAGGATCAGAGAAGGTAGCCCTTGCTCGATAACCCGTGGCCGTTGCCCAATAGCCAATGTAATTACCAATCTCATAGTCAGCCCTGACCACCAGACCCGTTTCATCGAAGTGCAGGACAGAGAAGCCACGTTGGCCAGAAGGCGGCAGATCAAGGATAAGTTCTTCATTGGAACCGGGAGGAACCTTCAGCGCACGCGTGACCTGCTCCTGCAACTGCTGGTCGATCATTATCCCAATGTCTAGGCCAAGTTCATGAGTCTCAGCAGGGAATGGATCATAGGGTACATAATCTATTTCTTGGAAGATCGGTACAGATCGGTAGATAACAATCTCTACCCCATCCGCAGGCGCGACATTGAAGAAGATCGAGCCGCCATTGTCATCGCCGTAACCAATGCCTGACCATTCCGTTGTGACCACACCATCCAGCGTGACAATAAGGTGTTCTTCTTCCAGCACCCTGAAGGGGAACGCATACTCGATCTGCGCACCGTTACCGATGTACGAAACACTGTTTGTTGATGAACTTACCGTCATGGCCTCTTCCTCGATCTGTTGGCCTTAAATGAAACAACACGCAGGTTGCTCCTGCGATTGCTGCCACCCTTGTACAAGGGAATCTTATGATCCACTTCTCGCGGATCGCCAGTCTTCAGGCCCAATTTGCGGCGGGCCTTATTCCGATCTGACCGCTTGCGTCGCTGTTCAGGCGTGCCGTGATAGGAGTCATATTCCTTGCGGTAATTTCTCATAACTGCCACCCGTGGCATTTATTCAACCCAGCGTTCATTTGCCCATTCCTGCGCCTTGTTTACTTGGTTCCGAAGATACCACATATTCTGATAAGGCAGCATTCTGCGCCCACCTGATATATCGCCCTTGTTCATATCACCACTGATCAGGCCACCAATAAACTTGGCCGAATCCTCAGTAAGCCCATAGGTTGGGCCAAGAATATCGCCTGAAATTGGACGGGTGTAATAACGAGACAATTCAGGGGTATCAATGCCCAATGCCTTGTATATTCCGGCAATACCAAGATGGTTACGTGACACCTTTTCGGTAATCGCATTGATGTCCACATAAATACCAAAGTAACCGCTTCGATCCATGGCCTCCCTAAACAGGGTGGGGAATGACGTATCGACTTCTCTTCCCTGTAGCTTCATCTTCAGGCCGTAAGACAGGCTGCCAAGCATCATCATGGTACTCAAACCAACAAGCATGGTGGGATCGCCCATGGCCGCTTTCTGAATGCCGGGGATCAGAAGGCGATTAGTGGCAGCAAAGCTGAATGACTTGAACTGCAACATGATGCTTCCCAGATCACTGCGCATCCAGATAGGTAGATCGCCTTTCGTCGGGGTAATAATGGCCGTGTTGGAATGCTTCTCCAATGTCTGGAACATGTGATCACGGAAGGCTTTTTCACTGGTATCACCCGTCCACTTATCAATGTTCATTATGTACAGGCCGCCTTCATTTTTCCCGTACTTACCGTACATCTGTTTGAGGCGCCTAAAGTCATCAACACTAATTCCAGCCTTGGCGAACTGCGTAATGTCGTGTTTGCTCAAGCCCTTCGCCGTATAACTGCCATCCGGCTTGAAATCAAACTTCATGGCCGTTCTGACCAAGTTATCGGAATAATCGACCAGTGCGAATTCTTTGAGTGTCTGGTTCTGCCAGTTCATGCCCGTATGGCGAACGAAGGCTTGTGACGCCTGATGCGATAGTCTTGCAGCCACACCCATGTTCGGGGCCATGTCATCGGCGCCTGCAATCAAGTTAAAGCGCGATGCCATTAGTCGATCAGTGATCAGGTCATAACGACTGACCGCTTCTCTGGCCATTTTCGTTTTCTGCGGGTGCATGGCCATTTTGCCCATGGTTCCTGCAAACTGGGTCAATCCGTTAATGGCAATAATGCTGCCCAGATCAGGGATGGCCGAAATCGGCATGGAACCCAACAGACGCATGATGTTCCAGTTCTTGATGGCCGTTACCATTTCATTGATGCCACGCCATTCATTCTGACGATGCAGCCGATGACCCCTTACCAGTTCATCCATGTCACGCAGCTTCTTTGTTTCCTTCCTCTGCTTTTCGGCAATGCGATTACGTGTCTTCTGGTCTGGCGCGTCATCCATCAGACGTTTGAACACACTGTTGACCTCATCCAGTTCCGTGGCCAAGTCCCATCCTTTTTGTTTGGCAACCATGTGAGGCGTCAAGGCGCGGGAATGCATGGTAATGGCCCGCATTATATCGTCCTCAATAAACGAATCCTCGCCACCCTTGCCAATCAGGGCATTCGTTCTGACACTGAGTTTGCGTTCTGTCAGAAAGCGTGACGCGCCTCCTAGCTGCGCACGCTCCCATCCCATGTTAGAGCGAGTGATTCGCTCCCACGTATCCTCCATATCCTTCTCAATCTGCTTGCGTGCAGCGATAGGATCAGCCAGATACTTGGCTTTATCGGCTTCGGCCTTGGCCAGTTCTTCAGCTGACAGGCCGGGTTCTTCTGGGCCTTTAAGGATTTGGTCTTCAAGGTCATCAGATGTGCGCTTGATGAATTCTGGCTTGCGCTTGTGAACAACATTGATCTTGAACATTCTAGGCAGGTAACGACTCTGGCCCTTTACTGCGCCAGCCATTTCTGAATATTCAAAATCCTTCAGTTTCTTGCCAATCGCTTCCCGCTCAAGATTAGTGTCTTCTTCCCATTTCTTGAAGCCCGATACCGTTTCACGATCAGCTTTGTACTTTCCTTCCAAAGACTTTATGCCACGTTCTGCCTTGGCAATGTCTGCTTTCAATGCATTGGTAGTCGCTTTCTGGGCTGGGTTCTGTTTGGTCTGCTTTCTAAAGGTAGCCGTGGCCTTCTTCTCGTCTTCAGCCACCTTTTTTGCAGCGGCCTTGGCCTGCTCAAGGTTCTTTTGTGCAGCAGCCAGCCGCTCCCGAGAAGCCTGTATTTCCGGTGAAGCCTCATCCAGTGCCTTGCGAGCCTGAAAGCCTTGGGTGGCAACTTCCTGTTCTCTGGCCACGGCACGCTCTGCCTTGGCAATCTGCGCACGAAGCTGGGCCTTGGTTTCCTTGGTAGCGGCACGACCTTTGCGGCGACGGCCACCTTTCCTGCCCTCTTGAATAGCACCAAAGTCTTTGAGCGCTTTCTGGCTCTGACTAATGGCCATCTTGCCAGAACGAACCCGATCAGTAGCCCCCTCTGCTTCCTTGATCTTGGCCTTCAAGTCAGTCTCAAGTTTTTCCGCATCCTTGTTGGCCTGCTTTAATACAGTGAGTTCTTCTTCCTGCTTGGCAATTGAGCGAGACAATATTCTGCCCTGCTCCTGCATAGCCCCAATACGCTTCTGTAACCGAGCCGCTTTCTTGCCGCCCGTCTTCTCCTTCCAATCATCCAGTTTCTTCTGAACAATTTCTTTCTGCTTTTTCAGGTTACGAATTTCTTCTCCAGCCGTTTCCAGTCGTGTCTCGGCTGCTTCCAATCGGGAAACCCTGTCTGCATATTCCGCATCCAGTTCCTTTGCTCGCAGCATTAAGTCACGGCCTTCAATGTAGTTCTCTGGTGAGAGCATACGAGACTCAACCAAGTCTTTTTCAAACCGCTCCATGTACGGCATGATTTCCTTGGCCGTCTTCTCAACGATGGGATCGCCCAACTCGTCTACACCGTCATTGATGTACGCCCGATAAACCCGATTGTAGAATTCACCGACCTTCATCTTGCCTTGGGTATACGGCATAAAGGCTTGCTTGACGGCCCACTTGGTTCCAACTTCTTCAGCGTAACCCGCTTGGAGAATCTTCATAATGGGCTGAAGGTGCTGGGCCTGATATGTTTCGGATGCTGTATCAACTGCATGGTCGGTACGCTTGCCAGCACGATGAAAGTTACGCACCAGCGTATTTTCAGCCAGCTTATTAACAGCCTCACGCATACGCCAGTTCATGGACAAGCCCAGTGACGTGCTGGGAGTCAGTTCTTTGCCCCAACGCAAGACCGCCTCACCCGGAGCCTTCCAAGCCTCGTAGGCCAGTTCGTCAATTCGGCGGTTGAGTTCATCAATGGTAATCTCACCTGCCTGATGCTGATTGATCAGTGCATCCTGCTCGGCTCGATCAGCCCAAAGGTTATAGACACGGGTTTCTTTGGCCCCGACAGACGTACCTGCCGCAGCGCCTTCTTTAACAACTTCATCGACATACGTTGACGTATAAAAGCCACCGTCTTTGCTTATTACGGCATCGTCAGGCAACCGATCCAGCATTTCTTGTCCGGCTTTACTCTTGAACAGCCCACCAGCGCCACCCAATACACCACCAAGGAAAACATTGGCTGTCACGCCTACCGCAACATCTTCCATGGTGCGCTCGGTCTGGATGCCGTACATAGTTGCCTCCGTGGCAAGTCCTTCGCCACCAAAGATAGCCGCACCCTTTCCCATCCTCGTTGCCAATGATCCACCCCTCACCCATGGCACTGTCCATGCTGCCCAAGCAATCGGGTTGATCAAGTCTGCCAAGAAGGCATACCCAAAATGGTATCCCATGCCCAACTCATCGAGGACTTCCTTGTTTTGACGCTGCTTGGCCTTGTATCCCAGAAGCCAATCTGCCTCGCCCTGATTACGGGCAAACAGAATGTCTGCGCGATCCTGCTCGGGAATATCCAGTGAATTGGCATAAGCCACTGGGTCAAAGTCCATATCATACTCATCAAAATTGTCAGGGACGTTCTCACCCATGGCCAAGAAACCCGCAATCGGGTTGTACTCTTCCATGTAAGCCTGAAGACCAGACGGAGCATCCTCTTCAAATTCCTCTTCGTAGGGGCGAACATCAACAACGCCACGCGCAATTGCCGACTTTGTAAGGGATTCCTGCTTTGGGTCGTAGACAGGATCGGGCGACCGCAACAGATCAGGGACACCATCTGGCCCTACTGTTGCCGCCTCGTTGTCCTCGTAAGGATCAACGATATTATCAAGCGGCTTATTCTGGTCGTTCAGCAGGGTCATGTAGCCCTCTCATTTTATACTTGTGGCGCTGCTTGGCCATACGCTCGTCAAATCTTTTTTCTGGAAACGGTATGGTCATTCCGCGCTCTTCGGCCTGCGCGTTGGCCGCTTCCATCTTTCTTGCTTCAATCTCAAGGAAGCCATGCCAGAGATAATCGTTTTGGCTATTGGTCAACTCAACACCAGAAAAATCACCCTTGTTGCTGTAGAAAAACTCAACGGGCATTTCTTCCATTGAAGCAGGATCGGCCTTAAGCAACCTTGCCATTAACTCATTTAATGCTGACATGGTGGAGTCATAAGCGTTACCGAATACTTCATCCATCAGTTCATTAGTTCTGCTTATGGAGCCACTTTCTCCCGCAAGCCATCTCAACAAGTCCTGCTTCATGGCAACCATGGCAGATGAATCTTTATCGAACTGGGCCAAGTCATCGCTCTCATTTTCAGCTTCAACAGCCAATTCTTCAGCTTCTCTACGCTCACGCGTTACTTTTACCCGATCACCCACACTGACCGTTGCAAACGTGCCATCTTTATTCAAAACAGCACGATTCATGGTCAGGTTTCCGTCACTGTCGTATTGGCGTTCATACAGAATGAAGGTATCGGTTAAGTTGTTGTCACGTACTGGCTCAATAAAAGTGTTACCCGCTGCCCAGTCTTCAGCCAACTTATTCAATTCGCCAGCCTGCAATGACTCCAGTATTAACTCGTCTGCAATGTCCTTGTCGCCTGAAACAGCGGTATAGAAGGAGTTGCGTCCTCTGACTAATTGCTGAATCTGAGTGCCACCGACATTGCCAACAACCGGAACATCAACGCCTCCCGCTGTTCCCATGTTTATTGGAACCCATTGGGACTTCCATTCCATTAAAGCGGCCTGCTTGTAGGCTTCCATGTCATTGCCCATGCCGCCAGCCATGACGGTTTCTTCAAATATTTTTTTGTAAGCATTAACGCCTGCCGCAATCGTGTACGGTTTATTTTTAATCTCATCCTCATCGAAGTCGAATTCATCAACGAGAATGTCAGATACGGTCTTTTCAGGGTCATACTGGTCTGAATCACGGTAGGCTTTCAGTGCGATTGTCACATCGTTTTGATCGACGTTGCTGTACTGGGCCGCCCTACTTTTGAGCATAGCGTCACCATGGCCATGCGCACGCGCTACCGCAAGACGATAGTTATCTACCCCAAGTTCGTCATATAGCTGCTGCTTGACCTTCCACGGAATGCCACTGTCCTTAACTATTTTAATGAGGTTTTCTGCTGCCATGTCGCCAATGCCGCCCGCCTGCTTGAGATCATCTTTGATGGCTTTGACGGCGTGCTTGTCGATGTACTCATTGGCACTAATAGAACGACGAATCCTTTTATACGCTTCTGGATCATTGAATACGCGAGTCGGATTGTTCTGCTGAATTCTTACCTGACCATCGGCTCCCACAACGGGTACGTTGTAATACGTTTCATTCTGATAATCGTCATAATCACCCTCCGTACCGGGAATGCCAGTTCTGGTCTTTTTGTTATTTTCCTGCATCCTGAAACGATTATAGTTAGTGGCCTTGATCAGTTTGGCAGTGGTAATTTTCTCCCCTGAATCCATCTGCTTTTTCATGGTATTCAGTTCGGTAATGACTTTATCCACCACGGCATCACGCTGCTCGGGATTGGCTACACCCAACTCTTCCATGGTCATCAACTGATAACGCATGATTTCTGCCTCAATGGCATCTTTGGAGTTCAAAGGGGCCAACTTGCGCATAGAGTTGTCGGCAAGAATCAAGGCGTGACGCTCCGCTGCCTGCTTGACAATAATCTGGGCTGCCTTGGGATCAATACCCCGAGCAAGAGCCAACTCTGTTGTAGCCAGTTCTTTCATGACGTCCAACGAAGCCACGCCGTTTCTGTCTGCTTCAACACGATTGGTGTACGTCAATTCAGTACGTGCCTGAATCTGCTGGCCAATACGTTGCTGGGCTTCTGGCTCGGAAATATAATTATCTTCCATAGCCTTTTGAGTCAGTTCTATTTTCTTATTGGGGTGGACAGCCAAGGCATAGGCTTTTTCGTATGCACCACGCCCACGGTCTATTTTCTGGCCGCGTACATTCTCTTCCAACTTTTGGCGATTGACGTAATCAGCGCCCTGAATCTTTAGGTTGAAGTCAGACTTAAAGGCTTTTGCGCTGAATCGGTATTTCTTGCTGACATCATCAATGATCTCCTGCCGCCTGATCTCGTAGGTTTCCTGAGAATCCTCCCAACGCTGACGTCCCGTAGCGGGGTCAGTAATGTCACGACCATAAAGAATCTCGTCAGCTGTCAGATCACCAAGACGGCGAGTCGCCTCGGCAGAAGCCGCTTCAGACTCCATCCTCTGCATGGATTCATCAATCTTGAAGCCCAACTCAAACAGTTGATTTCCCGCCTCGGCCACTGCCAGTGGAACGGCATACTTGGCCATGGCCGCCTGCGCTTCCACTTCAGGATTAAACCGCTTGATGTTGGTGTTCATTGTGGCGGCTTGGTGAGCAATGGTCTGCGGCCTGAGTTGTGGCCGCATAAATGCTCCAGACATGTTGGTGCTGGCGCTTGCGCGTGTCATCTCCTGCGCATTTCTGAATTCAGGAAGTTTCATACTCTATATCCGCCCACGGTGAATCCTTGTGTAAAGCCGGGGTTCTGGAACGATGACATTGGCCCAATACCCGTGCCACCTGCCCAACCTGACGATTTCCAACCAAAGTTGGGCGAAGACCAGCTTGAAGCGAGGCTAGTCGGATTCGACCCAAATCCCTCAAAGGCTCCCAACTGGGCGCCAGTCATCAGTGTACCAAGGCCGTTGCCAATCGCCCCGATCATGGCTGCCTGACCTTGTGCATTGCCTGTCAGTCTGGCCACTTCACCACCACGCTCCATGGCCGCTGCCTGTCTGGCCGCATCCATCAATGACACCGCCGCCTGCGCCTCGGCATTTGACATGATAACGGCAGCATTTTCTGAAGCAGTCAGACGCGTAATGAATGCACGATCCTTGCCCTCTTCCGCCATTGTCCACATTGTCTGGTAATGCTTGGCGATCATAAACTGACGTTGGGTGTAGCCTTCCATGACTTCAGAATTCAGAAAATGCAAAGGCGTACCTGTATTGGTCTGGACACCAGAAGCACCGACCGCTGCACGAATATTGCCAGCAATCTTCTTCTCACCAATGATATGACGGCGAACTTCTTCGTCTGCCTGCATACCATAGAGCATCAGATTTCTGACTGTAGCCCGCTCAATGGCGCCTGCATTGGCTTCACCTATTCTCATGTAGGCTTCTGCATTTCTTCCCGCTGCGCCCAGAATGGCGTCAGCATTAAAGCCAGCAAAGTTTCTCAAATCTGCGGCATTGGCAAAGGCAGCATCGTAAGCGGCTTGGCCGCCCTCTTCAGCTGCTTTCTTTCCCTGATAACCGCTCCACAAGTCCCATGCGAACTTACCAGCAGTCAGCCAAAATGTAGGACTCGTCCAAAATGCCATAATTTATATCCTCATAAGTGCCATACGTGGCACTTATCCTTGGTGTACCTCAAATACGCCGAACAGCGATGTAATGTGCATGGCCACTGGCAAGTCCTGTTCAATGACAAGCTGCTTGTCACGATCTAGGCCAAGGTTATACACCCGAACATCGCCAGTCACCAAAGGCTCTGCGGTGTCCATTGGTGTCGGTGGCCTGCGTTCAGCGGCACGCACCCCGTTGACCAGCGGGTACGCTGACTGATTAAGGCGCATCCAGACTTCAACCCATCTACCCATCTGACCCTGCAATGTGGCCGGATCACCTGCCGAGGCAAAGCGCATCAACTTAATTCTTGGTGTATATCTCAGGCCAACCTCGATGTTTTGATATGTGCCATTCAGTTCAATCGAACCGTTCTTTACAATGCGATCTGGATGCGTCGCCCCATCTACCTTGACCGTAACCACCAGCCCTTCCAGATGTTCCAGCCCAAACACTGTACTGATGGGCGGTTGCAAGGAAGGGTCTTCTTCTGCATCAGGATAGATCAACGTCGCGTCGGTGTAACGATCAGGATCAAAATATTCAACATACTTCACGGTCAGGTAATCGTTGGGATTATCAACGTCCTCGATCTCACGTTCGCAAACTGCCCATATCTGGTCTTTTTCTTCCACTGGAATAGTACAGGCCGAGATGAACTTGCCTTCTGTTGAATGCTTTGCCCACGCCATTGAGGCTTCATCGCTGATGGATGGCTCATACGTCATGGTCAGCAGATCACCTTTCAGGGTAGTCATAAACAGGATCGAATTCGGATTCAAAGCGTAGCCAAGCTGCTTGACCTGATCCTTGGTCAGGTGAGCCGACATCCAATCCAGTTCGATTGAATTCCATTGCTCGATAACAGATGTCTGAGACTGCTCATACGTGCGCACTTGGTTGCGGCCAACATGAATAAATACCGTCAGGTTGCCCATAAAAGCAGGGATCGCATGCGCCCCACCATAGGCAGACATGCGTGAGACAGTCGGCAGGCGGTCAGCAGCAATGAATTGATCAGGAGCAAGACGATGTTCGGTAGCTGACGTACCGATCACCAACACCCGTTCTGATGACATCCATTCAATCGCCTCATGTGTGTAGGCGGCAATGGTGTATTCAACGGGGTCATCTGCCTTATAGGGGTCAGTGTCAGCAGGCAGAGTGAACTCATAAAAGTCAGCAGCCCTTGATCCCCATAAGGTCTGAGGCTTTTCCAGTGTGGATGCAAAATACAGGCGTTCTTGGAAGAATGTGCAGACTCGCGGATACCCTTTGACAGGCGAATACTGCTCATCCTCCCACGGTGCGCCAGTGAATTCGGGCTGCTCAAACCGCCAATCGTAAGGGTTGTATCGCGTCAGTCGCCACGGCTTATGTTCCTGATGGCAAAATATCATCTGGTCGTTAGCTTGCGCAAAATACAAGTCATCAAGCTGTTCCGCAGTGAACGGTGATTCAATCTCGTAAATAGGCAGATCATCCAGAACAGCAGGTGAAATACCTTTTACTTTTACCCAATCACCACCAGCCATGCGTTTTACGCCAAGCTGCAATGCAGCCGGATCGCTGTTATCCAGCGCAACCACAACATCAGAAATAGCGGGAGCCGTGGTGAAAGTGATCTCCCAACCGTCCCGCTTGTTTACTACTGACGGATTAGAGATCGTGACCTGTAGGCCGGGATCAGTCTGGAACTTCAGACGTAACGGGAAGTTATTCGTGACTTCTCGATCAAGTAACTGGAACGTCCCGCTTGGGTTGTAGTCCGTTTCCAGATCAAGCGATATTTTTTCTTCTTCGTCCTGCGCATTAACGGTGAAGACGCTTAGTTGTGCGTAATAATCGACCAGTGCATCCACATCCAGATCGGAACCCACATCCGCGATGATGTCAGCAGCAGCGTCATTGGCCTGCTTGGCCATGACCCTGATCTGGTCGTTATCTTTGAATGGCCCCGTGATGATCTCGTCAGTAATTGTCCACGTTAAGCCAAGATCGGTAACGATCTCGTTGAACTCTTTGACAACCTTCCAACCATCAGTGGCGTTGCCGTACTCCAGACGCGCGTTCACAACATCCGAAGTATTGTTCTGCACCGCATCGAGAATCAGATTCAGATTGACTTGTGCGTGACCCCACGTTTCACGACCTGTCAGGGAAACCGATAATATCTCTGTATAGTCCTGACCCAGACTGGATGCCGCGCCAAGTGTCGTATTAAAGTTATCAAAGACGCGCGACCATGAATCAATATCAAAGGTAAAGTCTACGATTGAGCCGCGTGCAATATTGATGTCACCCTGTCTGAGTACAGGCTCGGAATCAGTAGGCGATGCCGCCGTGTTTGCAGCCAGCACCCAAGGTGAGGCCGCATCGCCATTGTGGTTCAAGTCCCATGCGGCAACATTGGTGAAGTCTTCAATCTGGTTGTTGACCAGATCAGCGGGAGCCACCGTGTAATCAGTGCCAGCTATTAACTCTTCGCCATTCTTGAGTACCAGAATATCGGGTTCTGCAACAGTAGGCTCTGGATACAGGTACTTGGTGGAAGTGCCATCACCAATGAACGACCTGACACCATTGATATTTACGACATAGCCATTGTTGCGGTAGAACCTGACGTATTGATCCCCGAATTCCAGCACGTAGGATTGGCTGGACGAAAAGACAAACGGGATCAACCGAATATTCTTGCTGGGAACCTTACACGGCGCAACAAAGTGAAGACCGTCACGACGCATCGCGCCACCACGCGGGTTGGCAATGACATTGCGCATCTCTTCCAGCATGAACGGATACTGATCGGTATCCGTGCGGCCATAAACTTCCGGTGATACCTCACCACCAGTGAAGGCATTAAGAATGACATGCGTGCGAGGCATTACCTAACCTTTGTCAGTTGATCAATCGAGAATGTTTTATGTGATCCTTCTTGGCGATCAACAATACGCGCTTCTTCAATATTGGCCGCATACAGTTGAGCAAGCTGCCCTTCACGCGTATTGGAGGCTGTCAGCGCGTAACACATATCCAGTGCTATCTTCAGCGCCAATGCCTTCTCAAACGTGGCATCCATATCAGGTTCATTGATATTGTAGATATAACGCGCAGCAATATTGTCCTTGTACGTGTAAACCTTGCGATTCTCCACCACCCATGTCGGATCAGGATTGTTGGGATAATCCATCTCGATAATAGTCAGGATACGCAAACAATCATCTGGCCATTGGAAGGCATAATTCCAGTGTGGATCAACGGGCGTTTCCGTCAATCTGGCAAGCGTGGCCACCTTGGTCGCGCAGCGCCACGGGTAATCTCTTAATACCTGCCGCTTGGCAGGCTCGTAGAGAATCTTGGCCGTACTGGCCTCAGTGGTTTCGTCATCAAGGGAAATGATCGGGCGTGCGCCCAGAAGCAGTAACCCCTGATTGACTATATCTACCTTGGAAGACATTACGCGTTCGCGTCGTACTGAGAAGTGCCTTCAGGGATATGATCGCGCCCCGAATAGAATATTGGATTGCCTGCTGTTACGTCAGCACCAACGATGTTCTCGTTGTTCTCGACGGCAGTGGCGTAACCAATATTACGAATCTCATTGGCCGCAGAACGGCAATTACGCTTGAGGTTCAGGGTGGTTACATTTCTTGTGAATCTGCGTGACATTTCAGCCTCCTGTAAAGAAAAAGGGGTGGGCAGTCAGACTGCACCACCCCCAGTTTCATCAACTGCTACCGATTATGCTTCGGTGCAGAGAATATTGACCACGCCAGCGTCATCAATGCGGGTAGCGTTCGCAGTGAATTCTGCGTACACCTGCATTGCGTAACTGAGGTCAGGGCGCTCACCCGTGCGGATGGTTACATCCTTGCAGAAAGCCATGCCGACGCAATCCTTCTGGAAAGCGACGTTACAGCGTTCGGCAGCCACCAGCGGCAGGCGGGTCGAGGTTACGAAGTCAAAACCAAGGAAGGTATTGATCTCACCTTTGACCAGTGCGCGTACCGTATTGTAGTCAGCACTTGTGATCTCAGTGGTGTTGAGCAGGTCTTCCAGCGCTTTCGGGCTGATAACGATGCAACGGCCATCAGGGTCAACGTCTTGGTTGTCCATGATGTACTTTGCTTCGGTCAGCTTGGCAATGGTCATGCCAGTACCACCAGCGGCAATCTGCTGGTTGGTGGTATCGAAGGCCACGGTAGCGCCCGTGCCGTCATACGCATCACCCAGCATGCCTTCATCAATCGCCGGAGTCGCAGCACCGTCAGAACCGATGATCAGGTCATCCCACTTGCGCCCCATCGACATACCTGCTGCCTTGGTGTAAGCGGAGATCGGATCAACCAGCATACGGCGCTTATCCTGATCGTCCACCTGCTTGCCCCATGAGTAGTCTTTCATGGACACCTTGCGGCGTGAATGATCAGCTTCACCGTTACCCAAGTTCGGCGTGGTCATGCCACGTGCGGTCTTGGCTACCGGATCGGAAGGACTGAAGCGCTCGAAGTACGTTGCGTCACCAGTGATTGAACGAGAGCGAACCTTGCTTTTCAGCTTGGAACCCTTCTGTTGAGCCAGATGAAACATCTCATTTTTGAATGCTTCGACCCACCAGTTCTGTTGCAGGCCATCGCCTGCGTCGCCGGGGACTCCCGGCCAAGTATAGTTTTCGCCTAGATCGGCCATTTGAATATCTCCAATAAAGTTAAAAATGTGCCACGTATGGCATTTATCGGAGAAGGTGTCCTTGGAGGGCTTCTACCTGCCGTTTATCGTCCGGGTCGACGTTATCGGGTAACGGGGCTATTTATAGCGTGTCCGTACCCGATGTTTAGTCTATATACTAATCAAAATAGGGCATGTCAACCGCCGTATGCGGCTTTGAGCCATTCAACACGCTGGTCGCGCTGGCGATCCGTCAATTGATCTGGATCAAGATGCCACCAATGGTCAGGATTCTGCTGGGCTTCGTCGATGCGCTGCTGCGCTTCTTGAGGCGACATGCCCTCGTATCCGGCAGGCGGCAACATGGCTCCCGTTTCGCCCATCGCTTCCGCAAAGGCATCCATCAGACGGATCATGTTTACGTCATTGCCTTCCAATGCCTGATCATCGAAGTAACTAGAAATGCCGGGAATCCGTTCTTCTAGCATGTGCGCAGCATTTCTGGCCTGCTGCATCTTCATGTTGAAGGTCTGACCCCATTCACCCTGAAGGCTACGCATGGCCTCTTCGTTGGATTGCATCATCTCGCCGGATGAGTCGGCAATGTTGCTGGCCAGCCAGTTATGCACGCCTGCTGCCTGAGCCTGAGTCAGGCCCAGTTCATGCGACAAGGCGCGGAACGCACCTTCGGATTCAGCATCCCCCTCGTAACCATCGACTTCATTAAACTGGTAGCCAGTGGGTTCGTTTGGTAATCCAAGCATGCGCTGGATATTGCGCGTATTCTCGGCATCATCCTGATCCGGCGCACGGTAATAACCACGCTCGGCCATCTTGTTATTGAACGAGGCGATGTCCTCTTCGCCTGCTTCGTCGGTAGGAAAACGAATGGAACTGCCGATCATGGACGAGGCTTCTTTGTACGCCTTGAACAGATCACCTACCGTTTCGTATTTCTCAGCCGTGGGGTCGCCAAGGACTCCGGCTTCTTCTTGCCAACTAGGTGCTTCTACTTCTTCGGCTCCAATGGCAGCCGTTGCATCAACGGTGACATCAGGCGCTTCTGCGGTATCTGACATTACTCTTCTCCTGTAATAGTAAATATATTCTGAACGAACATCCGTTCAGCATCTCTATACGCCGTTTGCTCCGGCGTGTTTTCGTAATGAAAAGACGGTCGCTCCATAAAGTTCTGCTTCCAGACCTTCAGTAGCTTGCGGCCTTTATCGTTACAAAATACGGACTGCAACAACTCTTGGTAATCTTCACTCATCGGAGATTTTGCACATTCTCTAATAGTTGAACTTGAGCGGCATCCGCTTCAGCCTGAGACTGCTGGGTTGCGGCTCCCTGTTGTGCCATTTCCTGCTCTTCCATTGCCTGCTGCTTCGCTTCAGCCTCCTGCTGCAAGACTTCGACTTCCCTTTCACTACGGATAACCTCGGCTGGGGTTGAGTAACGGTCTGCCAAGACGCGCATCATCTTCATGTGGTCGCCCACCATGAGCGCATTCGGATCAACCTGCGCCACGGCCATTTCAGCTTGCAGATAGCGCTCGATGGCAACGGCATCCTGAGACACTTGTGACTTGGCCAGTGGGCCAGTGTAACGGAAGTCAAAATCTTCGCCCTGTATCTCTTCGGGAATCTCGGGTAGTTGCTTATTGCGAAGCATGATACCGAAGACACGCTGCACCATGGGCTGGAGCAATTCAGCCTCAATGCGTCCCACCGTCGCACCCATCATCTTCTGCATCTGCTCGTAGCGAATCTGAATCTCAGTGGCCGTCGCCGGGTTCTGGCCTTTGCGTTCAGGGACAAGCAGTTCGTCAATCTTGTACGCCTTGCGGATCGAGTCTCGGAGTTCTTCACCCTTGAACATGACCAGCTGCGCATCCATCCTGCCCGGCATCTCACCGATCATTCTGGGATCACGTACCTGAGTGAAGCCACCCGCATTGATATGCAGGTCGCCAATGATGGCGCCGGACGCTCCCAATAGCGGAGGATCAATGGCCTTCTCGTAACCACGGAATTCCAGTGCCTTGGCCTTGTTCAGCGAACGGATGTCCGACAGGCAGAGCAGCCCCGGCCCCTCGCCGTAGATCGGATCGTCATCAATGCCCTCGAACCGGACGAGATGGTAAGGCATGTCGTAATGCCCTTCCTGAGA